CTGAAACGAAGAGGAAAGGAACCCATGCTAAAAGCAAGAGTGCTTTAGTCATAGGATGAACGGTAGAGGATTATTATACCTCTAATCAACTTATATAGGAAGTTTTGTGTGTATTTCCTGATACAATTTTTTACCTCTCAATATAACTTAATGTATGATTGGTAGCATAAAGTTGTTGGATAATTATATCGCATCCAATTTTAGGATTACAATCTCCACAAGTATAAACATCCACTGCTGCTTTACCTTCTTCAGGCCATGTATGAATACTAATATGACTTTCTGAAAGTAAACAAATTACAGTAACTCCCTGTGGTTCAAACTTTTTTGAAATTGTTTGAACCACAGTAGCACCACTTGCAACTGCTGCATTTTCGAGTAAGTCTATAAGACAACGCTCGTCGTCCAAAAGGACAAACGAGCATCCATACAAGTTAAGTAGATAATGCTTTCCCATTTTGACGTTAGTTTTCTTCCGCTTCTTTTATTAATGAACTTATAATATCTTCCGTACCATCCATCGTTTTAATAGTAAACAAAGATGACCTTTGATATTTTTTAATTTTTTTATATTTTTTAAGAAGTTTATTTAGTTCTTCTTTATAAATTGCTACTTCAATTTTTTCTTCACTAAAACCTTCACTCATTTTCTTTTTTTCTTCTCGGGTTGTTTATATCCCCAAAGCTTTGGATTTGTTCTACCATATCCAAAATCAATCTTTTTAACAGCACCTGGACCATACTTGTCATAGTACATATCAAAAAGATTTACTCGTTTGGGACAACGAGTTAAATCAATATGTTCTTCACCATCAACAACATACCAAATCAAGTATGCATCGTTGGGAAGTGAAGAATCTTTTGCTTTTTCTACAGTAGTTTTTTCAAAAAGAATTTCACATCCATACTCATGAGGCAGAACTTTATTAATCTTGCTTTTATTTTCTGCCATTTTCTTTTTCGCTCCTACTGCTATACTCATGAACGACCACCCCACTGAACATCGGGGTATGCTTCTTTTACATTTTCAAGAGTTATTTTGTATTTAGTTTGCAGTTTTTTATCTTTTGTAAGGATCAATAATTCTGCTTCTTTTGGATGAAGTCCCTGAAGTAAATTGATAAACATCATCTCTCTACGAATTGTAGATAGACTGTTGTTTCCACCTTTTACATAGTGATATAAATTTTGATACTCTCTGCGAAGAGAGGTTCTGCCGCGAGCATTAAGATCCTGTCCAGTGGCAGATTCACCACCAGAAGCTTCTCTCATCAAATTCTCAGAAAGAGTTCCAGAATAAACAGATTGCTCATCCGCATTTGCATAAGGAACATCACCTTCAGGAAGAAGAGAAACTACAGACTCATCAAAGTTCCAAATAAAAATAGTTTTTAAAGAATCATGTTCATAAGTTTTTAAAACTTCAATCTTCTTTGCATTCGATCTCTGCTTTGAAGCAAGTTCCAAAATTTCAAATACAAAAGGATTTGGCGGAAGAACTTCGATATTTTCTTCAGTCTTCTTCCTCGTCTTCGTCGGTGTAGTCATAATCGTAATCGTTTTCAAATCGTACAGATACTATTTCGTCAGGTATTACCTGCCCATTTTCATCAAAAAACTCTGGATGCAAATATGGAGGTTTTGATTCCAATAAATGTCTATAAGTTAACCAACCTATTATACCTCCTACCATAAAAAAGAGCAATGTGAACATCGTGACGAATGTTATTACATATGCTGTTTCCATTTTTCTTCTCCAGAGAGTTTATTTTTTCCTAATATCAAAATGAAATTCTATAAAGAAATGAAACTCCCTACGGAATAGAGAAATCATTTTACCAAACTTCACTTGAAAAGTTTTTGGTTCTGGTAATTTTTTCCTCCTATTCCTAAGTAATAATTCAATTCCCCGATTAATTTCGGGTTCTGATTTATTTAGTTTGCTTCTTTCGTCTTCCTGGTCTCTTATCATGATTATATCTCCAGGCATCCTCAAGAATACCATGCAGGTAATTTCTTATTTTTCTTGCTTGTGGTTTGGGAATGTGACCATATCCTTCACGAAGTTGTTTATGAATTTCATCAGATCCACCCTCAAGATAATCGTCCAAATCCATCACAAGATTACTTAACTCGTGTGCTGTATTGCTTTCAATAAACTGTTCAACTTCTACTTTTTTAGTTCCACGAACTTTTAAATAATCATAAAAACTCAAAACAAATTGTCCATTAAAAGCATAATCAATTGCTTTTTCCACATCGTTACAAACTTCGTAAAAATTATTATCCATTAAACTAGTTTTTGCTCCTGAAGGTATTGAACAGTATCAGAACAACCACCAATGTGTTGATCATTAACAATCACTTGGGGAAAGGTAGATCCATTCCCAAATTCCGCATAGAATTCTTCTCGCGTAAAATCGCTATTCAATTTATAAACTACATGCTGTAGTTGCGCCAACTCTAGCACTTGTTGAACTTTTGTGCAATATGGGCAACCATCTTTTGAATAAACTGTAAACTTCATAATTGTTATAAAACTGAAAGTTATTTAGCGTTAACTGGAATTCCTTGTCCTTCAGGTAACCATACTTGTTGTTGAAGTTCCACATAAGGTAGTTCTTCTTTTGCTGCAGGTAAACCCAATTGACCAGGAAGCTGTTTATCTGTGGTTGATGTTACTGTAATAACTTGATCTAAAATAAACTTTTGTTTGCGATAACTTCTTTTATCCTTATCAAATCCAACTAACATCAATGCATCTTTTTCTTCTCCACAGTGAGCAATTACTCTACCTGTGGTTTTGTCAGTGACCACCCAATAATCATACATTCTTTTCTTGTGCTTTTGATTGATTATAAGTCTTTGCTGTCGGTCTGTAAAGTCCTGGCCATGTATCTCTAATGATTTCTGCGAGTTTGTATGGTGTTGTGGAAGTTATCATAAGTCTTGCATAACAGATAATATAAACATTATGATTCCAAAGAGTTGGAATAGTATGAGAATAAGAAGCATAAAAAAAGGAGTTCAGAGAACTCCTTGTATTTATTTTTAGAGTGCGTTTCCTCGCGGCAGAACCTCTTCTGGGAACACAAAGTTCTCATGAGGTTGATCGACTGGTGCCATCCAAGCGCGAAGACCTTCATTTAAAAGAATATTCTTTGTATAGAAGGTTTCGAACTCAGGATCTTCTGCTGCTCTAACTTCCTGACTAACAAAGTCGTAAGCACGAAGATTGAGAGCAAGACCGATAATCCCGATAGAAGATGTCCAGAGACCCATGACGGGAACAAAGAGCATAAAGAAATGTAGCCAACGCTTATTGCTAAAAGCAATGCCGAAGATTTGAGACCAAAATCTGTTCGCAGTGACCATACTATAAGTCTCTTCCTCTTGCGTGGGTTCAAAAGCTTTAAAAGTGTTTGCTTGATCGCCATCTTCAAAAAGCGTGTTTTCTACGGTAGCACCATGAATTGCACAAAGTAGTGCTCCGCCTAGAATACCAGCAACTCCCATCATATGGAAGGGGTTGAGGGTCCAGTTGTGGAAACCCTGAAGGAACAACAGAAACCTGAAGATAGCAGCAACACCAAATGAAGGTGCGAAGAACCAACTGGATTGTCCCAGAGGGTACATCAGGAACACGCTGACGAACACAGCAATAGGACCAGAGAAAGCAATAGCATTGTACGGACGAATACCTACCAGACGAGCAATCTCAAACTGGCGGAGCATAAATCCAATCAGGCTGAAAGCCCCGTGGAGCGCCACAAAAGTCCATAGTCCCCCAAGTTGGCACCACCTGACGAAATCCCCTTGAGACTCAGGACCCCAAAGTAGAAGAAGAGAATGACCCATAGCGTCAGCAGGGCTGCTGACTGCCGCTGTGAGAAAATTGCAGCCTTCAAGATAAGAAGACGCCAACCCGTGGGTATACCATCCTGTGACAAACGAAGTGCCAGTAAGCCAGCCACCAAGCGCAAGATAAGCAGTGGGAAAAAGTAGTAGTCCAGACCAACCCACAAATACAAAGCGATCTCGTTTAAGCCAGTCATCCAGGACATCGAACCAACCTCTCTGAGAAATGGGCGGTGAAAGAGTTGAAGAAGTCATAGCCTCCTATATCGTTTCTCATATTTATCTTAACATTGCTTAACAAAGAAGTCAATGAGTGTTTGTGCTCATCCCCAATAAATTACCGAAAGAGTGAATACGACAAACACAATGATTGTGAATCCCATCATACCTACACCTGCCCAGATAATCCAGGGTTCCATAGGATGATGTTGATTATTATGAGACATTGGTTTTATGCTTTTTAACATATTCTATCATATTCCTAATCAAATCAACATCCTCATTTACATATCCAATAGTTCTATTGCAGACATTACAGAGTAGACCTCTTACCTTACCAGTTTTATGGTTATGGTCAACATAGAAAACATCTACACCACCACCTCTACCAGATTTTCTACCTTTCGGGTCAGTAGAACCACAGACAGCACATTTATGTCCTTGTTTTTCTAGAAGATTATTATACTCTTCAATACCAATACCATAAACCCTTTTCAAGTTTTCATCTCTCTTTTTTATAGGGTCATAGTTTTCTTGTTGCTTTTTTACATAACATTTTTTACATTTACCATGATGTCCATAAGGAGTTCCATTCCTTACTGTCTGGTAAAATTCTGTAAGTGGTTTTAATTCGTTGCAAATTTTACAGGTTTTCATAGTCCTTTGATTAAGTTGTTAAAGTTATTATAGCATAACTTTAAGTATTTAGTCAAGTAGTCACAAAAAAAGACCTCTCGAAGGAGGTCTTAAAAACTATTGAGTTTTTATCAACCGATTGCAGGAGCAGTCAGAGCAACAGGAGTGTTCTGTGCAGTAGCAAGGTCCAGAGGGAAGTTATGAGCATTGCGCTCGTGCATTACCTCCATTCCCAGTCCAGCACGGTTAAGGACATCTGCCCAAGTATTGAGCACACGACCCTGACTATCCAGAATGCTCTGGTTAAAATTCAGACCGTTGAGATTAAAAGCCATCGTGCTTACACCAAGAGCAGTGAACCAGATGCCAACCACAGGCCAGGCAGCCAGGAAGAAGTGCAGCGAACGGGAGTTATTAAAGGAAGCATATTGAAAAATAAGGCGTCCGAAATAACCGTGAGCAGCAACGATGTTATAGGTCTCTTCTTCTTGACCGAACTTGTAACCATAGTTCTGTGACTCGTTCTCGGTGGTTTCACGAACCAGCGAGGAAGTAACCAGAGAACCGTGCATAGCACTGAACAGAGAACCACCGAACACACCAGCAACTCCAAGCATATGGAAGGGGTGCATCAGGATGTTGTGCTCTGCCTGGAACACAAGCATATAGTTGAAGGTGCCACTGATACCCAGAGGCATTGCGTCAGAGAAGGAACCCTGACCAAAAGGATACACCAAGAACACTGCACTCGCAGCAGCAACAGGTGCAGAGTAAGCAACGCAGATCCAAGGACGCATACCCAAACGGTAGGAAAGTTCCCACTCACGACCCATATAGGCATAGATGCCGATGAGGAAGTGGAACACAACCAGTTGGAAAGGTCCACCGTTGTAAAGCCACTCATCTAGGGAAGCAGCTTCCCAGATGGGGTAAAAGTGCAGTCCAATTGCGTTGGACGAAGGAATCACAGCACCAGAGATGATGTTGTTTCCGTACATCAGAGAACCAGCAACTGGTTCGCGGATGCCATCAATGTCCACTGGGGGAGCACCGATGAATGCGATGATGAAACAAGTTGTTGCAGCAAGCAGACAAGGGATCATCAGCACACCGAACCAACCCACATAGAGGCGGTTGTCGGTTGAAGTTACCCAGTTGCAAAACTGTTCCCAAGTATTCGATTGTCGTTGTTGTGAAATTGTAGCAGTCATTGTTTTTAAAAGCTAAGTAGTCCATCAGGGAAATGGTGGAGATACTTATTTCCTAAACACCCTTAGTTTAGGATATGAGAGACGATTTTATACTCCCTATAGGTCTCGGTTTGCGGAGAGTTTAACAATGTTGCAAAACATTAAAGATTCGTAACATTTGTTTACCTATTTATAATACACCCCTTTCAGAACTCTGTCAAGCCCCTATTTGGGTTTTTTCTGTGCTGCTTTGACTTTTTTATCAATATGAGGATTGCCTGTAGGAGGCATTGCCTTTGCACTCTCAGGATCTAGACGATTAAATCTATTAGCAACTTTTTTACCATCAACCAAATCTGAATGCATACCATTAACCATTTCTGGTGGTTTTTCTACTGGGAATCCTAATGGTGCTGGTTTTCCATCATAATACCCAGGAATTTTACCTAATACTTCTTCTGGAGATTTGAGTTTTTTTCTTTCTGAAATTAGTTGTCCTTTTGGTTCATAATGTGCCAGTCTAACAGGAGGTCCAGATGGAGTTGGTCCAGTATAAGGTCTTTGACCAGGATGTAATGGCTCTCCAGGAGCCCAAACAGGAGCGATTGGTGTTGTTTGAGATGGTTTTGCATCTTTTATAGATGGCCAATTTTGAGCGATTTGAGTATCTTGATCCGAAGTAATTTCAACACCAGGTGTTTCACTACTTTCTCCAGGAGGAACTGCACCAGTTCCTGGAAATTCTGGTCCTAGAATTTTTTCAAGATATTCATCAGAAGCTTCAAGCATTTCTTTAAGTTTTTGTTGTTTTTCTTGCGGTGAAAGATTTGACAGGTTTGGTTCAGTGCGAATAAATACAGTTGCTTCTGGACTATCAAGAGAAACAAAAACATTCATAGGTGCTCTTCTTTGAAAACTTATATTTGAGATTCCATAAGTAGCAGCACCACTAAACTGGAGATAAATTTGTTTTCCAATATAAATGTAATCTGCTGCAGTCATGTACCCTAAACCAGCAGGAGGTTCAGTAGATAAACTCCAATACTTAGTTCCGCCAGAAATAGGTCCAGGAGGTCCTTGAATGTTAGCATTAGGACCCCACCCAATAGTGCTTCTTAAAATATTATCCCAAAAGAATCTACCCATACTATACCAAGATGGTTGAATAGATTGAGGATCTCTATTAATTATTTGATTATATGGAACATTAATATAAAAATCAAGTATATTTGAATATGAAGACGTCAGAGGATAATTACTTATTCCAGAAACTGATAAAGTTTTTCCGATAAATTGCTTTCCATCATACCCATGACCATCACTCGTAATATCATAAAAATAAAACTGAACATTTTTTCCTTGTGCTTCTTTTGGCAAACTAAAAGATTGTTTAGTTAATGAAGTTGGTCCAGAAGAACTCATTACTGTTATTTCACCAAATTCTTCAGTATCAATATTATAGTAAATTAAAACTAAATCTGATGCTGGTGTTACTCCACCATTTGAATTATTTCCTCTCAAACCAGTTATTGAAATACTATCAACAGTGGAAGTATCTACTGGATTTAAAGTTGCAACTCGAACAGTATTTGAATCTTTTCCATTAAATGCAAGATAATTACTGCCAACATTAAACCCACCATTAATACCACTTCCAGTTCCACTATTAGAAATACGAGTGCTTGGGAGTTGACCATAACTACCATAAGAATCACCCTGACCCAAGCTATAATAGATACTAGAATCGCCACCAGATAATGAAGTCAAGTCAGTGTCACCGGTAGCAGGAAGTGTTGTAGAAAAAACTCCCGAAGATGTCATTCCTTCTTGAACAACTTTACCTTCCATGTAATGTTTTTTATGTTTAGAAATATCTTTTTTCCAATTAATTTTTGACTCCTCTTTTACTTTAAATTTCTTGGTCTTAGACTTTTCTACTTTTGCATCAATCTCTGGATTTTCTGTGGAGGGCATAAAATCAGCACTTTGAGGATCCAACTTATTATAGTAATCAGCACGATCTCCAAATTTAGGATGCCATCCATTAATCATCTCAGGTGGTGGATCATTTGGATATCCTTTCTTTGCTGGTTTGTCTGGATAATCAATTTCTTTTTTCAATCTTTTTGATACCTTTTTAAATAGAGGATCTTTATCTACTTGAGCAGTTTCTTGTTCACCGATATATTGGGAAAAAAGTTTCTTATCATATTCATCAGCAATTTTACAACTTAAATCGGATTGCAAGATACTTTCTTTTTTTCCATTTTCATCGACAAGAAATAGTAGAGTATCTCCCTTCAATTCTTCTTTACGAATAACTTTATATTCTTTTTTATTTTTACCATCAAAATTTCCATACATGATTGTATTATTTTTATCACGACTAGTTTCAGTCATCCACTCCCAAGCATGATCAGCAGCACCAAGATGATCTAATATTTCATTTTTCTTTTCTTGAGACGATCTTTCATTTTTAGCATAATCATACTTCCTCCAGATATTTGGTTCTGGTTTGAACTCTTTTGGAATATCAGGAGTCTTCATTAGATTTTCGCCAATAGATCTAGTTCTTGGTTTATGCTTAAACTTTATCTTTGGTTCTTCTGGAAGAACATAAGGTTTTTTAATGTTCTTGAGGATTGATCTTGTTGATTCCGAAATAAATTTTCCTTCAGGATCATATGAATTTGCTAGACCATATGTTTTAGTCTTAGGGTTCCACTTTGCTCCAGTAACTGGATTTTTATTAGGTGTCCAAGGTTCTATTGGTTGAACCCCACCACCACTACCACCACCACTAGGAAGTCCGGGAGTTCTTACCACAGTTCCTGGATTTGGTCTACGACCTCCTCTCGGTTGAACATTTCCAGTTCTTGCGCCTCTATCAGCAACATCCTTTGGGAGGGCAGTTTGAGTACCTCCCCAATCAGGAAAAGTTATTCCAGAACCTCTAGGAATTCTAACTGGTATAAGTGTTCTATTATCTGGAGCGTTTTTGCCCATACTACCAGAAGATCTTCCACCTTTTGAATAATCTCCAGCAACATTTTTATCACCAACCCAAACCCTATCTGGAACTAATCCAGTCTTTGTTGTTTTAAATCCATCATTTTTAATCTTGCCAGCAGCATCTTTACTTGTACCATGCCACTTTGTATCTATTCGAATACCTTTATTGGTTTTTGGTTTTGTTGAATCTTTTTTTGGAGGTTCTTTATCTGGATAGGGTCCATAAAGTTCATCTTCTTTTTTCTTTTTCTTTTTATCTTTATCCTTAGCAGATCCAGGAACAAGATTAGGATCAAAACCACCCAGTCCAGGAGGAATTCTGTTTAGAATTTCTCTCGCCAATTCTTTAGCTGCATCTATCATGTCTCCAAGATACCTTCCCCATTGATCTGCAGGATTTGAAGGTGGTCCAGGATAAAAAGCTCTGTATTGTTGCGTATTTCCATTTAAATATTGATCTCTATACCACTGTGCCTGAGCAAGTGTTAATTGACCATAACTATTAAGACTAGACCCATTCCAATTACCTATTCTACCGGTAATGGATCCAAGATTAACCATTCGCCTATCAGACTGTCTTACATATCCAATAGTCGTAAAATTTCCCCACGCATACCACATACTCATCATTGGACCTAAGATATAGGAAGTATCGCCTGGAGGTTCAATAGTTAAGATACTTCCATCCTCAGCAAACAACCCAGAAGTGTCTCTACCATTTTTAGTTGGATCGTCTTGAGTTAAATCTAAGGGAGCATTGATATTTTGCCCTACTATCTCATTTCTTTCAGGCTCTACAACATATATCCCTGCAGTATTATTCGTAGGAATTTCACTAAGCAACTGAAGTTTTTCATCAATCTGAGTTGATTTCAGATGACGAATTGCTTTCTTAAAAGTATTTTTGCTCCTCTTACTCATTAACTATTATTCCTCTATTGGAGTATTTATTATTATACTTGCATCAGAATATTCTACACAACCCTCTGGCCATCCAACAACAGTTATTCTATTATGAGTTGCATTTGAGTTTACAACTTCTATACCGTGCCAAACTGCAGGATTAATCCAAACAAATCTATTTGGTTTTGGTTCTATTTTTTCTACACTACAATTTTTAAATTTCAAGTACCCATCCCAAGAAGAGTTCCAAGATGGATGTAAGTAATAAACAAATCCACCAAACTCACTATGATAACCACCATTATCAGAGGAAGATTCTCTATCAATTCCAGAAGGAAGAGAATTTATATAAGACCACATATCAATAGTATGTTCCCAATGATCCTGCCAAATATTAATGGATTTCAATTTTTCCTTTATCCAGGAAATTGTTTGAAAATATATTTCACTTCTACCCTCAACAAACTCCCCAGTGTGAAGATAGTCATTGATATTATTTTGAATGATGTTCCATTTTTGATTATCTAAAAAATTATCAATAACTACTACGGCAGTTCTTGTTTTCATATATTATTACTTTTTAGATATTTATTTTACATCATCTTCCTAAATACTTCCAGTGTTTATCTACAATAATAAGAAAATGAAAAGACTTCTATTAGCCTTTTCGTTATTCTTCGCAATCCCAGTTAATGCTGCTGAAATTACATCTAAAATCACTGATTCCGTTCAATTGAAAGTTGATGGTGCTGCTGTTCAATCAACCCGAATTGGTGCTTCCTATTCAGCGTCAGGAACCAATATCCAAGCAACATCCTTTGGGGGTGTTGGTGGTGCTGGAACCTACGACATTAATACTCCAGGTCAAGCATTTAGTTTTTCAGAAAGTATCATTGATGCAGATACTCCCGTTCTTAACCAAACGGTTACTAACCAAGGAACAATTACATCACCAAATCTTTATGGAGATAGTGTAACTCAAGTTGGTGGTGAGAAAGGAACTCTTGCAGGTACTCTTTCCCCAACTGGTGTTCCTACTGTTACTGCTGGTGGTGCTGGTACAAGTGCTACTGCTCAAAGATCCATCGAATTAAGCGTATTCAAATGAGACATTTAACTCCCGCTTTGCTTTTAGCAACGGGAGTCATTTGTACTCCCGTTTATGCTGAGAGTGTTGTACCCAATTTTACTAGAGGTACAATTAATGCAACAACAGAATCTACAACAAAAATTGTAGAAGCAATCCGCCAAGTTGAATATACTACTGGCGAATCATATACTGTAACTGGAACTAATATTAACATTCCTGGCGTTCCTCAAAGGGGTGCTGGTTATTCTGTGATGACTCAAGGTGCTCCATTCCAGTTCAGTGAAACCTATCTCGGTCCTGGAGTGGCAAAAGAAACATGGATAGATCGCACCACAGAAACCCAATCAACCACTACATCAATCTCTGTCTTTACACAATAATATCAACAGGGACTGCATTTGCTCAAAGTACTCCTGCACCTAGTAATACAAACATTGCTGGACCAAGTGCAAGTGCTACAGGGAATGTAACTAACCAAGCGGTTCAAGTTCTTCAAGGACCTTATGCACTCAATACTTATGGTGGTGGAGTAAGTTGTCAGGGGGCAACTTTTTCAGTATCTCCATTTGCCATGAGTAGTAACAACAATAGCGATGACCCAGAATCCTTTGCATCACGCAATGGAAACTGGGGTATTTCTGCCGGTCTCAATATTCCATTAGATAATAATTTAATGAACTTGTGTAAGAAAAGAGCAGAAACTGAAATTGCTAGACAACAAGCAGAAACCGACAAAGCAAGATTAGATTTTGAACTTGTAAGATTATTGAAATGTGGTGAAGCATATAAGAATGGAGTGATGTTCCATCCAGATAGTCCTTACTTCAAAGTTTGTGCAGATGTTGTTGTGAAGTACCCAAAAGTTGAGGATGTAGTCAATGGAACCAATACAACTAATTGATAATCCAAATCTAAGACCAATAATCGGAAATAATCCGATTAACATACCAAATGCAAACATCAATAGAATATCTGGTCCGTCTGTAATTTCAACTATAGAGAGACCCAATGTTCGTGCTGTAGAACAACCTGTAGTGCGTGGTCTTGAAGTTCCTGTAATTGATGTTCCAAATACTGCGATTAAATATCCAGTTATTAATGTTCCAACTCAAGCAGAGTTTGATGCTGCTGTAAAAGCAGAGAGAGAAAAACAAGCAGCAGAAGAGCAACAAAAAACAAGGGGACTACCTGACACTACCCCCCCTCCTCAACTGCCTCAGGTTACTCAAACCCCCCTCACTCAAACTCCTGTACCTACTCCAGTTGCAGAAGTTCCAGCAGATAAACCTCAACCAACCTTTACTGTCGGTGGAATCGATATTAATTTACCTGACCCTTCTCTTGTTGCTACGGCTGGTGCTGTCGCAGTAGTCACAACTGCTGCTACAATGGCATCCACAGCAGTTTTAAATGTATTGAAGAATGCTGCTGAACCATTTATCAAAGAAGCAACAAAGAATAAGTTTAAAATTAAAATCAAACAAGTTAAACCTGTTCTCCATTATGTGATGGCAGAAGCAGGTCATATTGATATTTTTGAATACTCAGCAGAAGGAACAAGATTAGTTGCTCAAGTTGATAATGTTGAACAGTACATTAGAGACCAAATAGAGCAAAACACACTTTACGAAATTGAAAATAAAGTAATCATTGATGAACCAATAAAAGATAAGTTCACAAAAGAAGGACAAGAAAGATTCAAACCTCTCTATGCCCCTCCTAAAAAGATTGCTAAAAAATTATCTGCTCGCTTGTCTTTTTGATTCCAATAGAGAAAAATCTTTCTTTTTAGTTCCACCATCATATTCCCAAGCATATCCTTCATCAATCATCATTTGATTAACTGATTTCTTTTTATTGACTGCGGATACTTCAGCATCTCCAATAAACAAATGTCCCAGAATTCTTCCGTACTTTTCGGTAGAATCTGGGAGTTCTGTTTTAACAATAATATCAGTTTGTCCATCTAACTTTTTCTTGAGCCATTCTTTAACTTCAAGACCAAGTGCTTTTTCTTTTGCATCAGTTGTTCTGCTCTCTGGGGTATCGACACCAGCAAGACGAATTCTTTTTTCTAAACTTATATCAAACCCTAAATCTATTGACGCATCTATTGTATCACCATCTACAACTTTTAAAACTGATTTAATCCTATAAATGTATGGGTCTTTATCTGCCATTTATTTAATTTGATTTACTCTTACTATATATTCTTCCCTGAACCCATCCACATTCAGGAACTTCATTACGACCAAAAAGTCTTTCAACTTCACCATCATTCCACCACTTTCTCCCAGTCATATAATTTTTTCTTTTGTCCTTGAATTCTTGGGAACGAACTGCTCCTTTCTTATTTTGTGGTAGTTTTTCTATATGTTCCTTTGTTTTTTTCTTACCAGATAAAGCATTACTTATGTTTTCTCTATGAGATTTTGAAGCAGTCTTACCATAAAAAGGGTGATTTATACCACTCATCCTCAAACTATGAGATTTCTTTTGTTCTTCACTAATAATCTTACCAGAAGTTCCCTCACCACCATCAGTAAGGTTTCTCAAAATCCCAGTCCCATTATCTTTTCTACCATAAACAGCAATCATATAAATTTCGTGTTTGATTGCCTCTTGTTCTGTTAGATTTCTTTTTAGATATATTATTCTATCTTTACTTGGTAAAGGTACAATTCTTTTTTTAACATACAATCTAAACCCTTTACCTTTACCGATGTAATAAGGTGTTCCGTCTTCCCGCAAGTATGCGTAAGTATAATATTCCATCTGCTTTGTTTGTGGTTATAGTTATTTATACAAGAAAAGGAGCATTTCTGCTCCCAATCCTTTGCTTGAATAACCACAAACAAGCACTAATATTTATCATCCAAGAATAGAATCTCTCCACTCTTCACTCATATTCACCATAATTGCTTCTGCTGCTTCTGGTGTTTCAGCATATCCTTCATCAAGTAAGTGTGAGAGGATGATGTCGTAGAGGTCATATTGGTCAGAAAGTCCCTGCCTCTCAGCAGCATTTGACATTCTTCTTCTCATATCCTCTCTTTTTCTTTTTTTAATTTCTTCTGGACTTATCTTAGATGCTTTTTTTTCTTGTTGAGATTGATAATATTTCCCGTGAAAACCCGAACCTCCAATACTTCTTGCAGTGGGTTTTCCTTTACCTCTCCTTTGTTTATGTGCTTGCTGCCTATTTTGATTTACACTCGTATCACCGGATCTAACAATCATATCCAATCGTCTTCTGTTTTTTGGACTTAATCTATCAATATGTCTTTTGTCACGAACATTCATTTTCTTCCAATCATCCATAGTATCATCAACTTTTGCTTCATCAAGTTGCTGTTGATTTTCAACAACTTCCATATATGCTTCTTGAAGACTACGAAAATCTTGTGCGTCCATTTTTATGAATACTTTTTAGGTATTTATTAGAATGGCAACTTGAACTTCTCAGTATTTAGTTTAGGAATAGGTAGTTTCTCAAATGCTTTATTAACTTGATTCTCTACGACTTTACCAACAAACTCTTCTGGATTGTTGAGGATTGCTTCCGCTTTCTTATAAGTCACATAAGCACCGTAACAAAGTGCTCCACTAATTGCCAGACTCGTTGCTGACAGAATGATTGCTAGATTTTTCATCTTTCATTTCCTCGTGTGCTAATCGTAGTATGTAGTAAATTACATATGCAGTAAAGATAAGACCGCATCCCAATATTGTAACAACTCCCCACGGAAAATCCATCAATACTTACCCTCAGTGCAATACTCAACTTTCTTATTTGGATAATAAGGATACTTACCTTCTTGTGGTTTCATCCATCCACATCCAATTAACCAATCCATCGTCATTGGGGTAGGACGAATTTGTTCCCACAGAGGACCATTCGCACACATTTCTAACTTTTCTGCAGTCTGATTTGATTGCTCTTCTGCCCAGTTAGCATCTGCTTCCCAGGGAACAGCACGACTTTGCATCATTGATTCATAAGTTAATCTAGTTTGCTTCATTACCCATGCAGGTATTTCAGAATCCTGATGTACCTGAGCCATAAAAGAAGTTTGTAGTCCACCACCCATACAATCTTGTACAGCGTGCCACCCTTCATGTCTCATTGTTCCCAGAAACTCTCTAGGATCTTTGAGAAGTTGTTCATTCACGAAGAAACGATTATAGTTTGGCTTATATAATCCTACTGTTCTTGGAGTAAAGTATCTTTCCGGTGCAACATAAACAGGAACATTTACACCATCAAGAGCAGTAATAATTCTTTTTAGTTCTTCTCTGAACGGGTCAAAATCTGGATTCTTTAGTAGTTCAGAATCCACTGTGAGTTTCTCTATACCCTCAGTGCATTCTAGGAGAATCATGCAACCCATTGCCTCTGCACTATAAGGTCTTACTGTTGGTTGCTTTGGTTCCAGTGATGATGCAATAGCAGGAAATGCTAAGGATAAAACTAAACCAACTGAGGTGAACAACTTTTTCATTCGTTCCACCATCCTTCTTCTTTGTGTATCCAGACTTTCAAATCTTTTACATACTTTCTCAAGATCTGGGCCTGCTCTTCATGCCAAAAATCACCCGTCTCCATGTGAAGACGGGTGTGATTATCTATAGCTTTGAGTATTTGGTGGATGGGAGCATTCCAACACTCTCGTTTTGGAGTGTTCCATTCTCTTGGCATTGGTATGTAAATGTGTAAATTTGATTATCACTTAAAAAATCAGTTTGACATAAGTTAGGTCCAACTAACACATGACCAACAATAGTCAAAGTCATGAATTCAATCATTTTTTCTTTCCACCATTCTTTGCTTTTTTAGCGTTAGCATTACCAGAGTTTTGCTTTTTGTTGTTAGAAGATCCAGCACCGCCAGAACCTTTTTTACCTTTATTTGCAGACTTAGACATTATGCTCCACCTGTGCGAGGTTGTACTTGACCTTCCAGAACTTCTACTCTTTCTTCAAGAGTTGGTTCCGATGCGGAAACTTCGGGAGTAGGTAGTTCAGGAAGAGATTCTACAACCTCTTCTCTTTTTGTCTCATCCTTTTTTTCATCATCATCACCACCCTTCTTCATTGTGTTAATACCAAAGGTTGCAGCAGATGCGGTGAAAACAGTAGCAATGAAAGTGGGGTCCATCTTAGATAGAGCACCAGCATAACTAGCAGTAAGGAGAGCAGCAGACCAACCCAAAATCGCAATGCGTATAACAGTACTCATACACTTTTCCTTTTTAGTTTGTGTTTCCATTTGTTCCTTTGTGTGAGGTTAACCTTTTTTCCAAGCTTCACCTTCTGCTTTTCTTCTACGAGCAAGTCCTGCTTCTACATTTGAACCAGGATTACGATAGAGGAATAACGCATCAGGAACCAAGTCCCATTCTTTATTCTTCAAGCGTTTAGTAATAGTATTAAAGTTATCACCACCGTAAAAACCGGCACCAAGATTATAAGCAAAGCTGAGCAGAGCGCCTCTTTTTCCATCTGACATTTCACTCCAATAAGGGATTTTTCTTAATGCAGGAAGAAACTCTTTCTTACACTGCTCAATTAAAAGTTCATCTGCTTCCGCCTGAGTGAGTGTATCTCCCATATGGAACGCTGAACCATCTTTCTTACGGGTTGAACCCCAACCAATCGTGATTGGAAGTCCTCCAGTAAGAGGATCGGGATATGCTTTTAGATGACATCCCTCAAACTCTTTGATTAATTTGAGTCCCATCATTGGAACATCATCACCACCAACTACAGGTGCTGCAGCAGCGGGAGTGGATGCTGGTGCAGCACTAGTCTTTTTTCCTCTGTAAATCTCCGCCCAATCAATATTATCTTCTAGATATTTGACTGGGAGATTATCTTCCAACCACTGAACTGCTTTAACATGATTAGGATTCTTCTCGTCATAGAATTTGAAGAAGTTATGAAGATCGATTCTTGCCATTGTTGTCTCCGAAATACCGTTGATAAAGTTCGTTTGCTTCTAAATGCTTTCCGTTATTTGTAAGATCTTTAATCACCTTAAGCATCTTTCTTTTAAAATTAATCGAAGATTCTTCCCCATCCATCGTTGCCTCCTGGACACCAACGGTGCTTAAGAACTGCTTTAGTATAAATGGTTTTCTTTCCGTTAGTTACAGGACCAGTGTAATTATCATTTAGTGATCCATATGGGTCATTAACATAGTACCCTTTTCCATCTGGTGTCTTGCCGATTACAACACACATGTGCCCACCAGTAGGTGCAGAAAGAGAACCCCTATGGAGTATGCCAATAACAACGGGCTTCCCAGCGTCCAGACTTTTATCGATATCAGCAAAAGATAAATTGTAACTAAAGTGTGACTTAACACCATAACCTGCCAGAACCTTCGTCTGTACGGCATGGTCCGTTGTATCACCAATTGCGAATACTTTCTTAACATATTCATCGTCGCCTTTGATACTGCCTGGCTTGAGGAAAGCAAGGCACATAGCACACGATGAAGAGTTGCAAGTTCTATGTGCATCTCTGTAGTTGTCTACTTGGTTGAAGTATGGAACTGCTAGAACTGCTGGTGTAGGGGGCTTAGTTCTAAAAATTCCAATCCAATCAGTTTCCGCATCATCTAAAAACTGAGAGGGAAGATTATCTTCTAACCACTGGACCGCTGCAACATGATTTGAATTGCTATCATCATAAAACTTAAAAAAGTTATGAAGATCTAGGGTCATGGATTATCTCTATAAACACTGAGAATATTTATAAAAAAAGCGCCCCTTTGGGCGCTTTGATTATTTTCAAGCAGTAACAGTTTCTCGAACCGTAGATTTCACATAATCAAGAACCACTTCTGGAGTAGTCGCTTCGTAAGGGTCGGTTTCTGCATTATCCCGCTGCCCATCCTCAACGAATAGTTTTTCGATGATTCCGTTATCCACGACTGCAGCATAACGCCAAGAGCGATCACCGAAACCAAGGTTAGACTTAGTGACAAGCATTCCCATAGAGCGTGTGAAATATGCATTGCCGTCTGGAATGAGTTTTACATTCTTGATGTTCTGATCTTGTGCCCAAGCATTCATCACAAACCCATCATTAACAGAGATGCAGTAAATAGCGTCGATGCCACTACCAACAAAGTCGTCGTATTTCTCTTCGAATCCAGGTAGCTGATAGGCACTGCAAGTAGGAGTGAAAGCACCAGGCAGACTAAACAGGACCACACGCTTTCCATCGAAAAGTTCTGCAGTTGTACGATTTACAAACTCTCCGTTCTCACGAAATACAAATTCAACTTGAGGAACTTGATATTGTTCTTTACGCATTTTAACCTCCATCACCATACACCAGGAATGATTTGACCAGTAAGGGTATAAGAACCCATTGCGGCAACAATACCAATCATTGCTGCCCAACCATTAATGCGTTCTGCGCGTTCGTTCATTGTTTTTCTCCTTGATAAGAATGTTTTTGTTTAAGTTCAGGATTTGGTTGTGAAGGAACAACTGGGTTCCTTGATTTGTTTTTAATGACGATGAAAGCATCGTTTTGGTAAGATACAGTTCCAAATGGTTTTGCCCATTTTGGATTTGCATCTGGACTAGTAGGAGTTCCTGTGACTGCTACACCACCAATTTCAACTGAGATATCATCATCTTTATCCCATCCAAGTGTTTCAAGAGCAATAGCAAATTGCCCTAGCATACCAGCAGTACTCACAGATTTTCTTCCTGTTCAGTAAGGATCACACAATCACTTGTGGGATAAGCAACGCAAGTGAGAACCCAACCTTCTGCTTGTTGATCATCATCAAGGAACGATTGTTCTTCGTTGTCAACGGTGCCAGAGATGAGTTTTCCAGCGCAGGCACTACAAGCACCTGCTTTACACGATGAAGGGAGGTCAACACCTGCCTCTTCTGCTGCTTCAAGAATGTACTGGTCATCAGCACATTCAATAGTGGTTTCTGTGCCATCAGGGGATTGGAGAGTGACATTAAAAACGGTCATTAGTAAGTCTCGCAAATTTTTTCAACAGATGCTGCCAGTAATACAAAAAAGGCAACGGATGTTATTGTAAAGATAGTTGAAGTCATTGTCAACCCTCAGAAGATTCCGAAGAAGAGGTGCCCAGTGAGAGCATAAGAAATAGCGCCAGCAACAATGCCGACCATAGCCCAGCGTCCATTCATTTTCTCCGCTTTCTCTGCATAAGGTTCGATACCATAACGCTCAAGGGCTTCTTTGGTCATATACATCGCGGGTTCTTTGGCAAACATATTCATTTGCCCAAACTCGTTTTTTGTTACGGTCATTTTCGTTTATTACGAATTGTTACACAATTATATAGCAAAAATAAAGGGGTGTCAAGCACCCCTGGTAGTCATTTATACTTAGTTTTGTTAGGAAATCAGAACTTCCAAGCAAGTCCAACAGTAGGAACAACGGAAGTACCATCAGTCAGAGCAACTTTCACATCAGCAAACACAACTGCATGTTCCGCAAGTTGAGTTTCAGCACCTGCTTGAATATAACCAACTGTATCATTATCAAAGGTAAGAATACCAGCATCACCAAAAGCAGCACCACCACCCAGATAAACATTGGTGTTTTCTGCAACAGCGAGATCGTAGGTTGCGCCAATGGCACCTTCAACCTCGCTATTAATAGTCACTTGAGGACGGACAGAAAGAGGGAGATTACCTGCCTCTACACGACCAACAATAGTTGCTGCAGCACCTTGACCATCAGTGCCTACGGCAATACCAGGACCAACATAGGAACCTTCAAGACCACCAGCAAGTGCTGAACCACCAGCAAAAACAGCAGTAGTAGTAGCAAGAATAATAGATTTCATAGTTTGTTCAACCCATTTTAAAGTTTACTAGTCTCATTGTGCGAGACTTGATACATTTTACATTTGCTTCGGGATCATGTCAAGTATTTTGTTGTGCAACAGAGTTTTCGGTTATTCGACCCAAATATGGATCATAATTCATATATTCTCGAATATCAACATCTGCACCAGATTGTTGCCACCAGTTTAGCAATGCATCATGAGGACCTTTATGAAAAATATTAAGATGATCTGTATGGATTGTAGATCCCATATCCAAGTTATACAAGAATAGAGGAATTGTATATGTTTTACCGGTTTCCAAAATTGTATCTTCAGAAACTGCTCTTGGTTTTACACCATTATCAAGTTTATATTTACTACCGCGAATATGATGCTTCATAAGTTTTGCAGCATGATGTCTACTGATTAAGTAAATTGCTGCGGAAAAATCATTAATAAATTTCAAGTGCAATTTTACATGAATATCTCCAGTACAAATTGTAGTTAATTGCACGCAATCCCAATCATATGGAAGAAGTGAGAAAAATTCTGTCCAAGTAAAATTCCAATATCTGGCAATATCAAGATTTACATCATCTTCTAAAATTAAACAATATTCATCATTTGTATTTTCATAAAAATGTCGAATTGCTTTGAGATGAGACATACAACATCCCAACTCATTCTGAGATACATTATCAGGAATTCTTCCTTTTAAATGGGAAGATACATCATCAACCCTACCATCATAACCGGAAATGCGTGTATGATTTTCGATTTCCCAATACTTAAATTGATTTTCCATATACTCACGACGATGAGTATCTGCATCTAAATTTAACCAATAGATGTTAGGAAGATCTTTAAGTTTAAATACTGATTTGTTCTTATCCATCACTGAAAATACTTGACAATGTTTTCTCTATTTCCTTTAATATAACCGATACATTCTTTTAAATCATCTGGAAGATTATTCCATAAATTTGCCATTTCTTGTCCAGCTTCATCTTTGTTATAATTTGTTCCTTGTGCATGTTGGATTTGATGATCATAATCTCTGATCACTGGTCTCTTCATAATAAAAGAAATTGCATTCATTACAAGATCCCAACCCCACCCCATTTTCATAGTCTCGGGAGTCATAATCTTTAAAAGATCTCTCTTGTAAAAATCACCAATCACATCTTTATGAATAAACCATACTGTTTCATCAGTACACGCAACCATTTTAATATTAGAATCTTCAGATTCTAATCCTTCAATATCAGTCTGATCTGGAGTGTACCAAATGTTAGTTACATCCGGAGCATAAACTCCCCATTCATATAGATTATAATACTTTCTTGCATCATCAACAAGTTGTTTCCAATTAGTATATTGAGTATCTCCTTGGATATGAAGTAAAACTTTTTTATCATCTTTAAAGAGTTCCAGTGCTTTAGTAAATTGAGATGTAAAATAAGCAGAGTCTCCAAGATTAACCCAACCTTCTCTAGTATTATTATCATCACTATTGATAACAGTAACATCATCAAATACTTCTTTCAGTGCATCTTCAATGGCACAAGTTTTTTCAAACTGACGATTCCAATTAAAAATGAATGGTTGAATATCCTTTACTCTAATTTGAGGAAATCTTTCCAAGTAACCTCTACCATTAAGATCCGCATGATCTCCATGATCATTGCTAGTATTTAAATCCTGATAAAGAATCTCAACATAAGGATTTAAAATACGCGCATAGTTTGTAATGTTTGAAGACTTACCAATAATTGTTTTACACATTGACAAGGTAGTTGCATCAATCAAAACTTCATCACCAGCAAGAATTCTTTCGGCACTATTAGGTTCTGCTTGAATAGAATAATGAAGACCAGCAGTACTCATCGTGCGTTGATGATCATAATGATGAATTGTGATATCTAGGAAATAATTTTTAAATTCGTCAATTACATTACTTTGATCTGTCGTAAGAAATATACAATCATATCCACCAGAATTAAACTCTTCTTTGGCTACCTTTAAGTATTTTTCAATAGCAACAAATTCAGTATGACCAACTCCATCAGTTCCACGATAGTGAACACCCAAAGCATTTTTATATTTTTCTTTAGCAATACTATCAATTTTTGCTTGCATTCTTTCATTATAAGGCAAGTACTTGCGGTACTTATCCAAATCAAAGTCCCTAAAAGATGCCCAAGGATAGTCACAATCCCATCCATCTTGAGAATTAAACGCTTTATTGGCATCATCAGATACACGAGAGGAATCAAACCAATGATCTGGAGTTCCATACAACATAAACATTGATGGAGAAACGCAGACTTGATTAAGATCAACTCCTTTATTCTCAAGTGTTCTAAAACTTGTCAAAATAGTAAGATAGTTTGAGAGAAATCCGCGATGCATTCCCTCAACTAACTTAATCTCAAAACTCATTTCAATCTCCTTTAATTACACGATAACTATCTTCATCAAAATGTTGCGTTGAAAATTCAAAAAGTTCAGTATCTTCAAGAGCAATCATTTGATGTCTTAATCCACGATAAACATGAAACTTATCTCCTTTATTCAGGGTCAGTTCATGTGCTAAAGCAATATCATCTTCATCATAATATTTTAACAAAATTTTTCCAGATTGTAAATAGAAAACTTCATCTTTCAATTTATGAAAATGCCAGGAGCATCTTTTACCCTTAACAAAATATAAAAGTTTTCCACAGTACTCTTCTGAATTGACAATCCATTTTTCAAATCCCCATCCTTTAGGGACAAATTTAATTTCCGAAGAACTCATTTGCGTTAATTCCTTTGTCATCTATGTAGACATCACCAGCAGGTTTACCCATAAACAATTTGTGATATTTACAACCCCATTCTTTAAGTTGTAACTCTGTTATATATCTCAAATCTGACTCTGCTAGTTGTGCATTATTATCATATCTACCCATACCTCGTGCAGTAAGATAAACAATGTAATGTCCTTCATCATAAAGTTGATTGATTACTTTTATCCTATCTCTTTTTGGTGTAGATGATGAATAACTATCGCCATCAGATTTATCACAAATAGTTCCATCAATGTCAACAACGTATTTCATTAATGTCATCTCCACTTAAAACATAAGTCCCAAAGTTTTGAACTGCTATTGCAGCTGCCTTGTTAGCGTAAGGTATTGCTTTTTCTATCGTACCACACTCTAGGTAAAAGTAAACTAGTGCAGATAAAAAGGTGTCTCCCGCGCCACAAACATCAAATACACTTACTTTTTCTCCAGGGTAAGTTATACCATCATATTCTGCTCCACCAGAACCTCTAGTAATGATAATGTTGTCATGTTTACTTTTTAAGAGTTTCGATTCATTATCATTAATCTTAATAAAACAATTTGACTCTGGGAGAATTGTCTTTTTACTATCAACAAAAACAGGAATTCTAGAGTTAAAAACTACTTCAAATAATTTTTGTTGAGTAATAAATCCTTTGTCATAATCAGAAATAACCAATGCATCATATTTTTCATTTGGTATTTCATATTCCATTGGAGATAAAGGATCCTCAATATCTACGCGAAGAATTTGATGATTATATTTTTCATCAATATATCTTGTTTTATAAATTTTTTCTTTATTGGTTAGCATATAAACTTCCATACCGAATGCTTGGAGATTATCTCTAACATTCCACGCCATCCCATTCTTACTTTCTTTTCTATGAAACTTAAGAATTGGCACTGGTGCTTCTGGATTTAATCTTTCACAAGTTCCATAGACATATTCATCGACGCAACTATCTCCGATTAATAATATCTTGTATGGTTTTTGTTGTGGCATAATCTCCTATCCTATCAAAGAATATTAATTCAGCAGCATAATAAGAACCTATTACAGACTTACCTTTCCAGTCAGAACCAACAACCATTATATCAGGTTTAAAGGATTTTACCAAACCCTCAAGTTCTTCATCGCTAGAAAACAGTTTTACCTCATCCACTGCCTTTAGATTTTCTAGAAAAAATTTCCTTTCATCTTGATTATGTATGGGTCTTGTTGAACCCTTCTTTTCTTTTACTCTTTCATCAGTATCAATACCAACACACAAATAATCACCAAGACTTTTTGCATAATTCAAAAGTTCAAGGTGACCTCTATGTAGAATATCAAATGTTCCGTTTACAAAAATGTTCATAACAGTTTTTAATCTCTTTTTCTAATCCACTAAACTTTATTCCAAAAGTTTTTAACAATTCACCAGAACCACAATACGACTTGTCCATCCCTTCTTCCAAAACAGTTACGGGAACTTTATATTCCGATAGACTGTTTATAATCCTAGAAACATCAGACAATTTCGTTTTTGTTTCATAAACTAAATTAACTTCCTTTGGTAAATCTTTTCTCAATTCAAGATATAAATCAATAACTTTTTTTGTATCTTCTATTCCAAAAAAGTCCATAAACTTATCCTTAAAAATAACAATTTCTTTCTTAAGGATATAATTTTTTATATTCACAGAGGTAAACATATTATCTGGAGTTTCTGGTCCAAATACATTAAAGAACCTCAAGTTATAAACATGATCCAATTGACGACATCTTTGTGATATAAGACACTTTGCAAAACCATAATAATCTTCAGGAATTATTTCTCCCACTTGATTTTCTTTTGCAAGATAAATGTCTTTTTGTCTACCAAATGCAGCACCACTACAAAAATTAATCATTGGAACTTTTTGTGCTGCAAGGTTTTCAAACATTTTCATATTTACATAAAAATCGTCAGGAATATCCTGACGAATTCTACGACCACCTTTAATTGCAGCGTGGAGAATAAAATCAATATTATTCTCCTTTACAAACAAATCAACCAGACCTTTATTTGTATAATCAACATCAGGATAAAAAACATCATGAGTTTTAAGAAGATGCGGTATGACTTCTCTCCCTAAAAATCCACGATGTCCAGTAAAAAGAATATTCATCTACTTAGGTTAATATAGGAAGGAGAAGAACCATACAGAAATTCTTTAATATTAATGTCTTCTTTATCCTTTGGTCTAAAAGTTTTTATGTTTGGAAACAAAGAAAGAACTTGTTGGTCTTCACAAGCATAGTGAGAAAATCCACAAACTCCATAGTCATCATCTCTACCACTTCCCACAAGTTTAACAGGGATATTCTCGTGGTTTACATAGTTGCGAATAAACTCAAATGGACGATAAAGAACAAATGGAGTAATAGAGTAAACAACAGGAATAATACCTTCCATTGCCATACCAACTGCCATACCGATCATAAGTTGTTCAGAAGCACCAGGATTAATAACTCTATTCGGAAACTCTTTTCTCAAATCATCAAATAATCCATATCCAACATCACCAACCAAAAGAGAGATATTTTCATTCTCTCTCATTTCACTAGTTAGTAAATCTCTAAAAGTTCTTCTCATAGTGCCTCCAAAGCAGATTGATATTGTTCCTCACTAAAGTTTGTATAATGTGCATGAAGACCTTCTAAACCATAATGATTTACTGTTGTCCTTACAAAGTTTACATATGGATTAAATGCTTTAATCCTATTTTCAAGATAGTCTAAGTCAACAGCATCATAAGCAGCCCATCCATTTGCGTTCACATAAATCTTGAGATTGTGAAGATTGTTCTCATAAGCAAAACGAAGTGCTTCCCACACAGAACCTTCTGCTGATTCGCCATCAGAAATCATACAGTAAACATTACGATTAGGATTTGCAAGTGCTCTTCCAACAGCAACTGTAATGCCCATTCCAAGACTTCCTGTTGAGCAATGAAGTTTTACAGTCTCATCTCTTTTTGGATGCTCTCCATATTTTTCTAGAAGTTCTTCAGCATTAAATCCAAAGTACTTTTCAAGAACAACATATAAAGACACTACTGCGTGACCATTTGAAAGAATAAAAATATCATCTTCATTCATTTCACTATAGATCTTATCAATTAGGTCAAGACAAGAAAAGTAACTTCCTAGATGATGAAGTTGCTTTTCATAACAGATATCAAGAAGTCTCCTAGTCAGTTTTTCATCCGTCATAACCAAGAACTCCATCATAAGTAAGTTTCATTGTCTTTTTACCAAGTGATTCAAGTCTTTCAATAACTTTATTCACATTCTCTTCCATCTTACCAACACCCTCAAAATCATGAACCTCAACATAGATTGCATCAATTTCTTTAATAGCGTCTTCGAATGATGGATCATGCACAACTACATTTTCAAATCCTTCAATGTCCATCTTTACAAAATTCACTCTCTTTTTCACAGTATTTTTAATAAAATCGGCAAGAGTTGTAGTAGGAACCATGACACTATCAGTGCCACCAGGATCAATACCATGACGAAGAAAAGAATTCATAGTCGAATTGCTACTATTCAACTGAAACTCTTCTTCTCCATTTTTAGTATGAATAGCAACTTGATGTGGAAAAATATTTTTTACCTTAAGACTTTTTAAAATATCTCCCATAATTTCAATATGAGATGGAGTTGGTTCTACTGCATATACTTCTTTACAGATAGAACTCATATAAAGAGAAAACAATCCAATATTAGCACCAAGATCAACCATTACAACATCTTCATTGTCCTCAAGAAATGAATAAAAACCATCCTCAAATTGATCAAGAATTGCAATTGTTTTTGAATGAGGTGTATTATGGTGCTCCAAAAACTTTTTAGATTTGGAAAGATCATATGTTTCAAGATCTTTAATTGTTTTCAAAATAACAGACATTTTATTCTCCTAAAATTGTTTGAATGTAATCGCGTACTTCTGATTTAATTATACCATATAACCAGTTATAATGGTCACCATATTGTTTAATAGTTTCCATTGTACCTACTCCAGCGGCATGAAGTATGCTTGTTCTCAATGGTTCTCCCGTAATTGGGTGATCAATATAAACAGAGTTGTCTTTTATGTAAAGATTTTTCCAACTCTCACAATGATCTTTTTCTCCCCACTGATTAACTATACCATAAGTTACACCACTTCCCTCTCTATCAATTATTTCACTTGTATACTTATCTTTTGCATGAAATATATGATTCCAAGTATCTTGTTCATTACGAATTAAGGGCCATGGTTTATAGGTAAAAGTTCTTCCATCACTTTGCTCAGCAACAAACTTATTAAAGTCTCTCCACTCATACCAAAATTGCTTATCATTTGAAGCAATAAATCCCGCATTAAGAAACTCATTTACACCTATCATTCCACCATCGCCATATGGTTCATAAAAAGGACTTACACAAGGTTGTGCTGATCCTGCTTTACCAAAGAAGTTATTGTTTCTAACTCCTATCAATTCTGCATTTGAATCAATAACTTTATCAAGACTACCAATACAAAAAGAGTCTGCATCAATATGAATTACCATATCATAATCTTCAACTAAAGGAAGACATGTCACGACCATCATCCAATCAGAAAACCTAACATTTTCTGCACCAAGCCAAGGATATTCTTTTGTTATATTTTTTGTATCCTCTGTCCCAAAAATATGAAAGTCTATCTCCGGATGAAAATGATTGATGAGTTTTTGCAACTTATCTGGTCTTAGATAAGGTGCATAGTCATCAGTACACCATGTAGAAACTGCAATCTTTTTCATTTTATTTTTTTGAAGATAGATGTAAGTATATTTGGATATGAATGCTCGGTCTTACGAATAGAGTCTTCAATATTTGTATGGTTAACATATTCATAATTTTGAGACTCAACAAAACTCCTCAAAGATTTTTCATCAAAATGCCAGAGGTGTTCATCTGGTCTTCTATGCTTCCAATTTTCAAACCATTCATCATTAAAATTATGACACCAAGGAACACTTATACAAATATAATCACACTGCAGTTTATCTAAAAAGTAAATATCATCAAAATGTTCTAAAGAATCAAAGAAACTAATGACATCATAATGACTATCAAAGATATTATCTACAGTTTTAATTTTACTTGGCAAATTAACACCACTAACATCATACCCAAAACAATTTGGAATTATTTCACTACATGTTTTTAAAAAACTTCCATTCCCGTATCCAACATCAAGAATAGAATTTGGAACTTTACCTAGAGAACCTATAACAAATCCAAGTCTTAGATAAGACATATAGTTTGTCAATTCGCCATAAGAGTTATATCTAGTATCGACATATTTTTGATCATATGTAATTGGTTTGCATATAATCTGTTTTATTACGCCATTATCATCTTTTTGATAGTTTTTCATATTTTTTGATCATATTCAACGATAACCCAACGATTATCATTTAAATGGGAATTTACCAACAGCAATCCATTATCAGCTCTTAGATCATGAAAATAAAGATCTGCTTTTAAGTCTAAAGGTAAAGAATCAACTAGACAAAATACAGAACTTGGGGAAACATGAATCTCTGTAGCATTTTCAATGACTTTAATCCAATCTAATAGATTATCTGTTATATTATCTTTTATTTTTATGATTGTCAAGTCAGAGTTTTTGCCATTTCTCCAACCAAACATATCAAATTCATATTCATCGCTTGCACTTGATGAATCGTGTACAAGAATATAATTTTTTACATTCCCAACTACTTTTTCGTAAAGATCATCCGCTCCCTTTATTTGTTTTGGTAATTTGAAATTACTATATCTTTCCGAATAAAGAACTTCTGCTTGTTCATAAAACTGTCTCTCAAAATTTATTCCAACCCATTTTGGGGGGCATTGTTCTCTTTCCAGATAAGTATAAATGACTTTATCATAACCTATTTTAAGGTAATCAAATTTAGTTTCAGAAGACCAATCAGAAACTTCTTTTTCAAGATTATCCCAATCATTATCAAATGCTTTTGGAATAATATTTGGGAAATCTTGATAGAGACAATCTATTGTGTTATAAAACTTTTTTCTGCATGGTAAATATAAAGTCTCATACTTTTGTGCATAATGATGCACCATACCATTACAAAGAAAATGATCACCCAAACCAGGATGATGATGAAGAATTAAATTTTTTTTCATTACATTAAATGAGAGTATCTAACTATGTTCCAGCGATTAAATCCTGTTGCTAAACAATTTATTTGCTGCATAGTGTTATATCGAATATCATGATAAAAAAGTTTGGCATTAATTTTAGTACATACACTATCAACAAGATGAAAAAATCCACTGTTTACACAATGTATCTCTCTTGCATTTTCAATTAGTTTCATATAAGAAAGAACATTATTAGTTTGCCCCTTTTTAATTTCAATTACTTTGCTTGGAATTTTTTCATCAGGTCTCCAAGATGAAATTTCTATGGGATATTCATTTCTAAAACTTGAATTTTTATGAACTACAATGTAGTCATTATTATCACCAACTAATTTTTCATAGACTTCATCAACATCAGGAATTTTTTTAGGCAAAACAAACTTTTCATATCTATCTTTATAAAACATATTTGCTTGTTCATAAAACTGTCTTTCAAAGTTTGGAGCAAACTTTTCTGGATATGCTTCACCTTCTCCTCTTGGAGTATTTTTCCTCATCATTTCTCGATAATTTAAGTTCTCAAACCCAAGTCTTATAATTGGGTATCCCATCTGTTGAGCCCAAGGAAACATTTCTCTTTCAAGAGTTGCCCAATCATCATGAAAAGAATGAACAATAATATTTGGATAATCACTATACAAACATTCTAAAGTTTCAAAATACCTATGATGAGTAGGGATATGCAAACGATCGGTCATTTTTACATATTCATGAACAATTGCATTACAAATGAAATGATCACCAAGTCCAGTATGATGATGAAAAACTAAATCAGAATATTTTTGCATATTAGTTTAGATTACCAAATTCATCAAATTGAAAAACATTATTGACACTTCCTCGATAAAGATTCATCCATAAACCACAATTGCCCGTATGATTGACGACATATGAACATTCAGAAACACACCTAAGTGCAGAATCAAACCACTGCATCCAATCCATAGTATCTTTCCCTTCGTTCTCCATTACAGTGTTCATTGCATCTGTACCGTAAGTCGAAGGAGTTTCTTCAAAGTGAATAACCATATCTCCAAGTTCATTTTTAAAATAATCTATAACTTGTGTCTGATCACTTTGAACTAAAACTTTTTTAGCAGAAGTTGCTTGTAAAAGTTGCTTAACCGCTATCAAATAATTTGAAGGATGCGATAAACGAACTTCAGTCCACTTATCAGTTCCTCTATAAAGAACAGAAATTGTTTCTGTAGGATTAATATTATATTTTTGCATTAAAAAATTTTTTCTTTCCAAAATTAAATCACTTGGATTAAAAAACTTATTAATTACTTGATTATAATATTCAAAATCATAAAGTCCAAATTGCTTTTTATTTTCGTCAGGCAAAGCAACTTTTTTAAACAACTTTACTTTTTTATTAAAATCAATTTTATAAAAATCTGGGAAAATATCACGATTCTCATCTTTTTTGAATCTCTTGAATCCCATTGAATAATTAATTACATCAGGTTCTATACCATGACTTAATAAGATTAAGAGAGAAAGAAATGCTTGTGTTTGATTAGAATAAAACCCACAGTTCCACATGCAATCCAGCTGATTCATTTCTGGATGATTAATCGAACTGCACCCCCCAGTAGATGCAGTATATTTACAATGTCGTAACTTCATTTTAATTCAATTTGAGTTTTAATCCAGTTATAAGTTTTACGAATACCCTCTTCAAGAGTTTGAGAGTAATCCCAACCTAGTTTTTCGCGAATAAGATCATTGTTAGAATTTCGACCACGAACACCTAGAGGACCATCAATATGATTTTTTTCTACAACTTTACCTGCGACTTTAGCAGCAGTATCTACTAGTTGATTAATAGTAACCATTTCTTCAGAACCAATATTCACAGGTCCAATAAAATCACTATCCATCAATCTGCGGGTTGCTTCGATACATTCATCAATATACAAGAAGGAACGAGTTTGTAACCCGTCTCCCCACACCTCGATAGTTCCACCTTCCTCTGAAAGGTAGGCAACTTTACGGCAAATTGCTGCAGGAGATTTTTCCCTTCCCCCTTCCCAGGTTCCTTCAGGTCCAAAGATATTATGATACCGAGCAACCCGAACAGGGATCCCGTGATTACGAGAATAAGCGAAAAACAACCGCTCTGAGAAGAGTTTTTCCCAACCATATTCAGAATCTGGTGCTGCGGGATATGCTGATTCTTCACGGCAATCTGGATTATTGGGATCAAGTTGATTATGTTCTGGATACATGCAAGCAGAACTAGAATAAAAGATTTTAGTCTGATAGTCTAGAACAGGTCGAACACATTCAGTACCATTATCTACACCATTAAAAGTTTCATTAAACTGACGCTGTGCTTCAAGAACATTAAGATTAATGGTTGCAGAGTTATGCATGATGTCTGCATCATTTTCGCCAGTGAAAACAAATCCAGCACCACCCATATCTGCAGCAAACTGATAAATCTCATGGAAAGGGCGAATGTAACGATAAGGGACTGAATTATAAAAATTACCCTGTTCGCCTTTGAATTCAAGGGTACATCGAACAAAACCCATGTCCCTCAAGTCTCCCAAAACAAATTCATCTGCTTCGGAAATTGAAAACTCGGGATACTTAATATCAACTCCACGGACCCAATATCCCTCAGACTTTAATCTCTTTACCATGTGACTTCCAATGAATCCACCAGCACCTAATACAAGTGCAGTTTTCTTATAATCACTCATAGATCAATAAATTTCTCTTAGTATATATTATACAAAAAAAGAGGGGTTATGTAAACCCCTCTTTTGAAAATTCAGGCTCGCCACCAATTCTTTGACTGGAAATTGGAAACCAGGCGGAGAAAGAATTCCCCATCCGCACCACTTGCTCTTGAGAGAAGCAAGAAACTCATAGGGGTCATTTGACTCCACCACTTAGTTTTGAGAAACTAAGAAAAGTTGGGTTAACTTTGATATCTCGGTAATACCAAAGAATGCACATAAGAATAATACATCCCAAAGTTTTAGTTTAATAGCAAAAGGTATTGTGAGTAGTCCCCCAATAACTTTTATCATTAAACCGTATTTAAATTCTCCCCACAACATAGTTTGATAACCAATTATAAGGAGAATGTTTCCAATCCACCGAAGCAAATCAGATTTAGACATAAGGGGTTTTGCTCCCGACCAGTGCTGTTAAAGTCCATCCGTGACTATTTACTCATCATCATCTCTCACATAACAAGGAACACGATCTGGATCTAACCATTTCGCATATTCAATATCTTCCATTGCAGTAGAACATTGTAAAACATTATCAAAAAGATAAATGTCATTCCAGCGTTTGGTATACTCGTTTTGTTTTTGCATACGGTAATCAGGTTTACCGTTGATTTCAAGGATACCCGCCTCAATAAAGCGATATCCTTCTCGTTCAAGAAGAACTTTTGTCTTCATGCCACCTCTACAGATTCGAGATCAGCAAGAACATATTCCATAAGCATTTCATAGTCATCTAGAGGATCACCAGAGAATACTACACCTTCGTTCTCATAGTACCGACGAACCTTTTTGTAGAGTTTCGGATTCTTTACATCAAGGTAGAAGTCACCGTTTGCTGCTCCACGAAGAGTTTGGATGTCTTTCTTGAATTTTGCTGTGAGAGTCATTGTTTTGAATGTTGACCTTAGTATTATAAGGGGTTGACTTGAAGAAGTCAAGGTGGACAGTAGAGTTTCTGTCCTATGCTCGTCAGGGGAATCTAACCCCTCTTCGGCGCTTTATGAGAACGCTGCATTCGACAGATTGCTAGACGAGCGTTTGTAAAAATTGATTCCAAGAATTTCCATTATGGAGTTCTTGATGACAATTATGACATAAAAGATCACACTTGTCTATTTCTTCTTTTAGAGTTTCATACTTTGTATTTCCAAATCTTCTAGCATCAAGATTTAGTTCTTTTTGTGATGGATCTCTATGATGAAAGCACAGCATTGCTGGTCTGTTTTCACCACACTGTTGACATTTTCCACCTTTATTTTGAATTGCTTCCCATTTTCTTTCATAAGAAACTCTTTTTTGTCTTTCGTAAGTGTTTCTTTGTACTTGTTTAGGTTTATAGTTTGTGTCGTTTTTATAACGCCATCTTTGTCTACAAGCATTGCTACACCATTTTTTTAGTCGTCCTTTTGTGACTCTTTCATTTAATATATCACAACCACAATTATGACAGGTAGATATTAAAGTAAACATATTGGTGTTATGAATATATACATAATTATTTATAAAAATTATGTAATGGGAATACTGGGAGTTGAACCCAGACTAAGCCCTTATAAGGAGCCCGCTCTAACCATTAAGCTATACTCCCCTGAATCCAGATCTATAATAGCGGATCTGGAACGCTTTGTCAAGAACCTTCTTCGTGGTCGGTGTGTATTCGTATCACATCGTCGTCCACATCAGATTCTACTGCAAACTTTATGGTTTCGTTGTATGGAACAATCACTGCGCTTCTTTCTCCATCAGTAATAATAAACGATTCACCATTTTCTACTCTTTGTATTAGATTGTCAAAATCTGCTTGAAACTCTTCAACCGTAAATTTTTGGAGATCTGAAAGTTCTGGATACATTTTCATAAAGTGAAGTTTTATGAGTCGGGGTGACAGGATTCGAACCTGCGACCCTCTGCTCCCAAAGCAGATGCGCTACCAAGCTGCGCTACACCCCGTTACTTGTTTTTGTGTATGTACATAATACCAGCAAAAGGTACAACTGTCAATCCCATTCCACAAAGAAAAAGAAAGAAAGGACTTGCTGCTAGGGTTTCAACCAAGTGGAAAATCATCTTCCTCTCCAGTTCTTGTATTCATAATACATGTATTGGTCAACTTCGTCAAGTCCTTGTAAAGGGGCGTTAACATTCCAAATAGACCATTCTTTGCAAAACTGTTTAATATCTATATTGTTTACAATATTGTGCCCATACATTCTCACAAAAGAAGACATTGCAAAATTGTATCTTTGTTTATTTGACATATGCATAATTAAGTCCCCAATAAATCCACAAACTAATTGTAGAAAAATATATTAAGGATAATACAAAAAGTGTTTTAGTCATCTTCTTCGTCCTCGTAAGTTGATGGTTCTTCAAAGAGTTCATCCATTTTCTGTTGAAAAACTCTTTGGTATAGTTCTTGTAAGTCTTCTTCGGTGAATCTTACCATTCTCTCTATAAGGATATTTTTAACCAGGGTAATAGAGGAGGAATAACACCAACTAATCTTAAAAGTCCCTCAGCAAATAAAGCAAGAACCACCCAACCGACGCACATACTAATGATAGAAGCATTACGGTTGTGTCTTCTGATAGCATCATCGATCATCTCCTGAACTTCAGAACGGGTAATAAACTCTTCTTGTTCGTGCATCATTTCTCGTCTCCAAGAAACTTTGCAAGAGGATCTTTGCGGGTTTTTAAAATCTCACATGCTCTATAATAAAACATATTATTGGTGTTACCAGAGGCTTCAAAAGTTGCCTTGATCTTCACCCAATTTTCATAGGTGTGTTGATCCATAGGTTTGTCCCTGTGATACTATTATATACTAATCACAGACACTTCAAAGTCAACTTTTTGTGTTCATATCGTAACACTGTTGAAGAAATTATTAAATTTGTAAGTTATCTTAACGGAAAGAACAGGAATCGAACCTGCGAGGGCGTTAACCCCAGCCGCTTTCAAGGCGGTGTCCTCGACCAACCGGACTCTTTCCAGTAATAGGTTCAACGAACCTCAAAATCCAAACGCTTTACTTTGCGTTGGCGTCTTGCCTCTTGCCAGGCAATATCTTGTGAAGTCAGAACATTTGATTTTTGTTCTTTCTGAATAGAGTTTAGCATAACAATACGAGATAAGTCAACTGCTGAAACTTTATCTCCACGGATCGTTGCCATATTAGGACATCCACAAGTGACTGTTTTTGATGGGTGTCCTGTTAATTCTTTATTGCAATCTTTGCATCTTATTGAAATCATTATTCTTCATCCTATTCATTGTAAGTGAGACCTTAACATCCAAATAAACTTACCGTGAGACTCCATCAAATCTTGAACTAGATTAGCAGTTGCATATTGCTTTTGTGCTTCGGATTCCTCTGAAATCTCTTGCATCATTTCACAAAACTTTTCATTATTTTCAAGAAGTTCTTGAAGCATTTCTCTTGCTCCAGATGAACTTGCTGCTTCTTTGATTTGAGTTACCTCAAGCATTCTCGAAAGAGAACTGAGAGGTTTTACATTCAAATAACGCATATGTTCTGAGAGACGATCGATCTCTTCAAACATAGTCTCATACTGACCACCAAAAAGTTGATGGAGTTGAGTAAAGTCTTCACCTACAACATTCCAGTGAAATGCCCAAGTTTTATGGAATAAAACAAAAAGCGATGACTGTGCATCACTCAAGAGTTTATAAAGTTTTTCCATTATACTCTTTTTTTATTTTTATTTATCAAGTGGGAGCAGAGGGATTCGAACCCCCGACATTCTGCGTGTAAAGCAGACGCTGCTACCGCTGAGCTATGCTCCCGTATTTAGGATGCCCACCGTTTTTATATCTTCCACCTCTACTCTTATTTGGAGGTTGAGTTTTAAGAGAGTGGCAATTTGGACAGAGAACCTGCAAATTGCTTGGCGAATGATTAAATGGGTCATCGTCAATATGGTCGATTTCTAATGGAACTTTACCAGTATGGATATTAGTTCCAGACCAACCACATTTAGAGCACTTGTGTAGTGCTTCCTCCAAAAGATAGTTTCTTACATATTGCGATAAATTGTAAGAAGAACCACCTGAAACTAAACCTTGTTTCCATTCAGTAATATACTGATTTCTTGTGTGTTCTTGTTGACATTTGTTGTTACAATACTTACCTCTTTTATGATAAGGATTGTAAGTAAATATCGTAGAACAATTTAAACAAGTAGCGGTTTGTTTCATCAGTTTAGTAGAACACTTTATTATTTATAAGGTATTCTACTAACTCCCCCGACAAGATTCGAACTTGTGACCTGGAAATTAACAGTTTCTCGCGCTACCGCTGCGCCACAGGGGAATAAGTGTAGGTGAACCAACCTACAGTTTAGAGATTGCTCTCAAGGTCTTTTATGTGCCTCTGGCTGGGAATCGAACCCAGTATCCAACTCCTTTGTCAGGGTGTCCTTACCAATAGACTACGCAGAGGAAATGGGAAGTATTAGAGGACTTCCCAGCAAGGGTGATCAATCCCTTGACCTATGAGAGTCCCATAGGATTTAGTTGGCGTCTTTCTATGCTATCTGCATAACGACTACCAAGAGCGAAAGACGAGATTCGAACTCGCAACAACCTGCTTGGAAGGCAGGGACTCTACCGTTGAGTTACTTTCGCAATGAGACAATCATAA